ATCCGTTCAATGAGATCATCAACGTTATTAAACGTCCCAAGAAAAAATTGACAGTGCCCGTTATATACGAAGTAGAGATTTAACATCAATACCTCCTATCCTTCATCCCGGCTGGATACACAAAGCACTTTCCTGTTGCTCCCTCAAAGATACGACTTGATAAAGCACCGTTCCCGAAATCATCCGAATAAAGTTCCTTAATTTTTTCACTAGACAGATTCGTGTTGATAATCGTATTCGTCCGATTATCCAGGATCTTGAACAATATCTGATGCGCCCACTCGTTCCGCTTCGTGTCGGCCTTTCGACTCTCTTTCCCAAGATCGTCCAAGAAAAGAAAATCAACCTCAGACAATAGCTTGACCATCTTAGCTTCTGAATACCCATTGTCAAACTCAAAGCTTTCACGAATCTTATCAAATAAAGTCACGACTGACACAAAGAGCACGCTTTTCGGTTCATCATAAGACTTGAACTGCTCATTGAGAAATCGAGCCAAGCCATAAGTAAGATGACTCTTCCCGACTCCAGAAGGTCCTGTGATGATGGCATTCCCAACCGTACCTTTGGCATACTCACGTTCCATTCGCTTCACGAAATTCATAGCCTTTTCATCAATATCAACCTGAATCTCATAGTCATGTAGTGACTTGCTGGCCAGCTTAGTTGAAACTATACTGTCACGAGCAAAGACCTCGTAAGTATCCGATAGCTTGCTTTTAACTTCAGATTCCATATTCAACTGCTTTTCAAAGAGTCTAATATTCTCTTTCTCGCATTCAGGGCATTGATTGATTTCCTCAACCTTGCCCTTGATAGGAATCTTAACAGACCAAAGATGGCATCCATGGATTTCACAGACATCATCAAGGACGGTTCTAGTTCTAAATTGTTTAAACTGTTTCATCTAAAATCCTAGCCTTTCATCAACTGCTGATTGAAAAGAGTGGACTTTTCGTGTCATAGGTTGATTCAGATAATTGTCCATCTTATTGCCAAAAAGTGTTTGTGGTTGGAGATACTGTTCATACTCTGTACCTTCCCACTTAGCGACCATGATGTCCACAACCTTTTTAAAATCTTCAAGGACATAACCCTCTTTTAGCCTTGCTTTGATAAATTTTTGATGACTAGCAGTGTCAACCTTAAAATTCTTCTTAGCTTTCAAATTGAGATAAGAAATAACTTCTTTACAAATCAACAATTCATTATTGTTATTCTCAGTCTTAGTATTCTCAGTCTTGATTGTGTGCACTTTTTGCACTTCCTGAAATGCATTTTTTGCACTTCCGAGGTGCACTTTTTGCACTTCCTGAAATGCACTTTCTACACTTCCGTTAAGAGCATCAAGATAAATACGGTTTGGTAATTTCATCCCTTGTCTGACTTCCGTCATTAGACCAGCATCTTTCAACTCCTTTTTGATTTTGATAATCGTATTGTTGCTATTGCAATTTAAGTCAATCATCAACTGTTCATTTGTGTAATACTGGAAAACGTTCCCCTCTTTATCATGCCATCCATTTTTTAAAGATAGTTCTAACCTATCAAACAGAAGCATATAGAGCATTTTAGCGTTATTGCTCAATGACTTATATTTTTCATCATAGATGAATGGCTTTGGAAATTTGAAAAACGATAAGAAACCAGTGACTTCACTTTTTTTAATCATTTCTACCCCTCCACACTTGAAAATTTTGTGTATTCTTTGTGAAAATACAACTTCACTGTCCCTAGACTACCATGCCGATTCTTTTCCAGAATCAGTTCTGTTACGTTATTTGCTTCCTGACTATCTGCTTGTTCTTTCTGATAGTAGGCATCACGATACAAGAAAGCTACAATGTCTGCATCTTGCTCAATCGAACCAGATTCTCGCAAATCTGATAGCATTGGGCGCTTGTCCTGTCTCTGCTCAACCGACCGACTCAACTGCGATAAGGCTATGACAGGAACCCTCAAATCCTTTGCTAGTATCTTCAATTCCCTTGAAATTTCAGAAACAATCTGCTGACGATTCTCCCTCTTTGAACCAGTAATCAACTGCAAGTAGTCAATGATGATAATGCCTAGACCGCCCATTTCTTGAGATAATTTTCTAGCTTTTGACCGTATTTCTGAAATCCGAATACCGGCAGTATCATCCACGAAAATAGGCGCATCATAGAGATTGCTTTGTGCATGTACAAGTCTTTTCCACTCATCAGTACTAAGATTTCCAGTCTTCAAATGATAACCTGGAATCATACCCTCAGATGCCACCATGCGCTCAATCAATTCCTCTGCTCCCATTTCAAGCGAGAAAATGACAGCAGGCTTTCTTTCCATCGTAGCCACATGTTTTGCAATGTTCAATGCTAGCGCCGTCTTACCCATAGCAGGACGAGCAGCAAGAATGATAAGATTCCCTTCATGAAGGCCTGTTGTAATCTTATCTAATCCGACAAAGCCAGTAGATAGACCAGTCACGAATCCATCTGTCTGTGAGCGAGTCTCGACTATCTGCATATGTGTATCAAGGATATCGGCCACATTACGAAATCCTGTCCCTGTATTTTGATTACTGATATCCAGCATAGACTTTTCAGTTTTAGAAATGATGTCACTAATCGATACATCACCTTGATAAGCACTAGATAACGAATCTGACAAGTCAGCAATTACTTTCCGAAGCGTAGCCTTTTCTTTAACCAGTTTGGCATAATGCTCCACATTTTTTGAAGTTGGTGTTGAATTTACCAACTCTACAACGTAGTTAATACCTCCGATGTTTGAAATATCCCCTTGATTGGTAAGAGCAGAAACCATTGTCGTAGCATCGATCGGCTCGCCTTTTTCAAGCAACGACAGCATTGTCTTAAATACAATCTTGTTTGCAGGCTTGTAGAAATCATCTGGAGTCAATTCGTCTGCCAGCGATGTCATCGTTTCTGGTGAAATAAATACTGCACCCAGAAGCGACTGCTCTGCGACTAGATCATGAGGTAGTATTCTAAAATCTTCACTCATGCGCTATTCCCCCAATATTTTTCTAAATCCACATTCATCACTGCAGCAAGATTCTTTTGCTCAGTTAGGATTTGACGACGATAAGGCGCAAGCCCAGCTTGTCGCTCCTCCTCACTTCGTGGCAAGTAATATCCGTTCGGCTTCGTCTTCTTAGCTACGATAGGATGACCAAAATTGACACGCAAGCTCTCGATGATTTCTTCTGCCTTACGTTTTGAGAGCCCAGTTTCTAAACGAATTTCACTGGCTTGGATTGGCAAGTCGAAGGTCGCACAATTGATAATCATGTTTAAGACACGAATTTCTAACTCATTCATACTGCGACTAACACTCATGTCTTTGCCCTCCATTTTCTTGGATTCTGACGGAAATTCATAGTCATTTCCTGATAAAGCAAACGCCCATTTTCTTCTAAGAGGCCTTCATTTTGCTTTCTTAGAAAATCATTGTTACCTGCCTCTTCCAGGTAGTCCTGAGCCAGTCTGTCATAATCTTCGATGCATGCTCTAAAAACTTGTGGTACGTCCTCAATCGATGAAGCGAGTCCTACAGGTGGCTGAGTGGCATAGGTGAATCTCCTGTCGCTATTTTTCAAGTTTCTTCGGGCAACTTCTCCGAAATCTTCTGTTTTTTCAATGATGACTACTACATTTTGTTCATACGATTTTTCATTTTTAGCAGTCAGTAGCATCAGGATAAAGATCCCGATAAAGATAGCCGCCAAGCCAAGCAATTGGCTTGATAAAGTTGGTTCTGTCATTTTGTTCTCCTTACGCTCTTAATTTTCGTACTTCTTTTTCTAATTCCAAAATCTCATAAACATCATTGACATCGTACATAATATCTTTCCCTTGCTTACGAAATCTCAATCCTTTACGTTCTAACTTCTTAATATAGCCATGAGTAAAGCCAAACTTCTTCATCAAAGCCTGTTGATTGATTGGCATACGATCATTCTCTAACTGCTCCTTGACCTGCTTTTCAGCAAAGGCCAATAATTGATTGGTGAATAATTCAGCACTTTCGCCATCCAATCGTAATTGTAACGTTATCCCTTTCATTTTCTACATCCTCTCAACTATGCGGGCAAGCATTTTTGTGATATAATGGTTTAAATTGTTTAAGTATGCGCCTGATTTCCGTCAGGTGCTTTTTTGTTATTCTCCTAACTCAACCCAAGTTTCGTCAATTCCTAAAACGTCACAAACTCGGTTTTTTAATTTATCGCTGCCTTTACCATATTTCAATAATTCTGAAATAGTAGGTTTCTTCACTCCACAAGCACGAGCAAGGTGTGTTTGTGTCATTCCTTCTGAATTCAGTTTATCCTTAACTAACTGAATCCATTTTTGGTGTTGTTGGCTCATATATTCCCCTTTCTATTTCTTTCTCTCCTTTTTGCTATAATATAAGCAGAAAGGAGGTGAGTACATGGACACTAATCAAATTTTGATAACTTTTTTAACTTCATGCGTTCCTGCGTTTCTTGTTTATCTCGCAAATAAACATCAAACCGATTCCAAAATAAAAGAATTAAAGGCACAATCTGAAAGCGAATTACAAAGACTTGAAAAAGAGCATGAATTGAAACTGGATGCCTTAAAACAAAGCCAGCAAGTAGATATCACTTCAAAATTTTTCACAGGTGAACTTGATATCAATAAACTTACTCAAGCAGTTAACGGAATCACAGAACTTCAAAAGGCTGTAGATAAGCTATCAAAATAATTTGATGAAAGCAGAGAACTTACTCTGCTTTTTTTAAAATTTTCAAAATTATTGAAATCCCGTTAACTAATCCAGCAAGATACCCACGCCCA